AGGCGGCGTTTGCTCTGATCCGTCCATCACCTACCGGATCCGAAGCACGAGGCTTCCCAGAGCAATCAGCCCGCACAAAAAGGGCACTAGAAGCAGTGCGTTGTTTAGCCCGTAATCTTCCGCAAGAATCCCCAGGGTCGGGGGCACCATCAGCATCCCGCCGTAGGCAAGCACCGAAATCAAAGCACTTGCGGCCGCCGGCGACACCGAAGACAAACTTCCCGCGCGGCTGAACAAAAGCGGCACAATCGGAGACAATCCGGCGCCTAAAAGCGCATACGCCGCAAGGCACAAATAGGGGCTTTCCGTGAAATGCACGACGGCCGCGGCAAACGTGGCAATGAGCGCCCCGAAAAACGCCATCCGGAAGTCCCCCAGCTTCTGCCGCACTGGTTCACCCAGCAGGCGACAGGCCACGGTGGCACTGGAAAACGCGGCAAAGGCCAAGGCCGCGATGTCTTCGTCCGCGCCCTTGACGGAATGCAGCAGGAGACTTCCCCACTCCGCCGCCGACCCTTCAGAGGCGTAGGCGCACGCAGCCATCAGGCCAAACACGTAAACGATGAGGGGGAGCCCGAAAATCGAGCCGCTTTTCTTTGCGGCGCCGCCTGCGGGCTGATCCTCATAGAGCTTTGTTTTGGCCCAGGCCCGTACCGCAAGGTACACCACAAACACGGTGAGAAAATGAGGGACGACGGCAAGCTCCGCCGCCGCAAAAAAGGCGCCGGAGGCCGCACCGATCACGCTTCCCGTACTGTAGCTTGCGTGCAGTATCAGCATCGAGGATTTGCCGTAGCGCCGCTCAACGCCCATCCCCTGCACGTTCATCGAAACATCCCAGAGGCCCATGCCAAAGCCAAAGAGAATGAAGGCGCCCCACAGTACCCAAAAGTCCGCGGCAAACGCAGCAGCCGGAATCCCCGCCATACAGACGAGGCTTCCCCAGCCCAGCACCCGGCGACTGCCGAATTTCGTCACCAGGAGGCTACTCATTAAAAGCATCACGAGGGCCGAAAGGCCGAGCGAGAGAAGGAGCAACCCGATCTCGCCCTCGCTAACACCAGCCTGCGCCTTTAAGGCGGGCATGCGGGAGGTGAGCACTTGGCCAGAGAGGACATGATCCGGAAGGACATGGAGCTGGTCGGAACCTACAACGAGATATTCGAGCCGACGATCAAGCATCTGGCCAAGACGGAACGCGAACTCTCCCGCGCAGAGAAGGAGTGGAAGAAACAGGGCGGGCAGCGGATCTGCACCATGGTGAACAAGACCGGCGCGGAGTACACGGCCAAAAGCCCATACTGGACGGCGGTCGAGGATCTGCGCGCGACGGTGCAGTCGCTCCGCAATCAGCTCGGCTTGACGCCGACCGGCCTGAACAAGGCCAGGTCGAAGCTCCAGCCGACCGCGACCGGGAACAGCAAGATTGAGCAGCTGCTCGCGGCAGCGCACGACCACGCCGTAGATCAGGGCGCGCAGTATCAGCGCGACGTCGACGCCTTTGTCGAGTCGGTGCTCTCCGGAGAGTCCGGGCTGTGCGAAGACGTTGTCCTATCCTGCAAACGGTATGTCGCGGATCTCGACTCCGGCAAGTGGGATTTCCGCGCGGAGCCGGCCAACGACATCATCGCAATCATCGAGACGATGTTCTGCCACCAGCAGGGTGAATTCCTCGATGCGACGCCGCTGCGCGGCACACCATTTCTTCTGCTCCCGTATCACAAGTTTATTGTCTACAACCTAATGGGCTTTTATCTGCCGGATACAAAGATCCGGCGATTTAAAGAGGCTGTGGACTTCATCCCACGAAAAAACGTCAAGACGACCTTCGCGGCCTCGCTAGCCGGAGCCCTGGCTATGTACGAACGTGCCTCCGGCTCTAAGGTCTATGATGTCGGCGGTGCGCTGAAGCAGGCGCTCGAAGGTTTTGACTTCCTCAAATACAACTTCAACCGCCTCGGCGTAACAGTCCGGGACGATCCAAACCAGGGGCTGCGTATCATCGACAACAACATGGAGCGGTCCATTTCCGGTGACATTGGTGACGGCATGATCTCGATCAACGCCCTTGCCGCGAACCCTGACAAACAGGACTCCTTTAACTGTAACATCGTCATCGCTGACGAGGCCCACACCTACAAAAGCCCGCAGCAATATCAGATTCTGAAGGACGCAACCAAGGCGTACACCAACAAATTGGTCATCATCATCTCATCCAACGGCCCCAATGCCCGCGGCTTTTTGCTCGGCCACTTGGACTATTGCCGGAAGATCCTGCGTGGGACCGTTACAGGTAACGCAGCGGACAGCATCTTCTGCTTCCTCTGCTCCGCGCCGACGATGGAAAACGGCGACGTTGACCTGCATGATCCAGCTGTGCTGAAAGCAGCCTCGCCTGGCTGGGGCTACTCCATCCGTCCGCAGGACATGATCAACGACGCGGCTATGGCCGCTGAAAACCCGGCGCTCCGGCCGGAGTTCCTCAATAAGTCACTGAACGTCACAACGAACGCGATCAAGGCATGGTTTGACATTCAAGAGTTCCGCAAGAGCGACGAACGATACAGTTGGAGCTATCGGCAGCTTGCGAAGCTGCCCATCCGCTGGTACGGCGGCACAGACCTTTCGAAGCTGCATGACCTGACGGCCGGCTGCCTCTTCGGCCACTACAAAGGCGTAGACATTATTATTCCGCACGCATGGTTCCCGCGGCCGGCCGCCATCGTCAAGGCGCAGCAGGATCAAATCCCGCTGTTCGGCTGGCAGGAGGACGGCTGGCTGGACATGACAAACGACAAGGTCACAAATCACCACGATGTGGTGCAATGGTACAAAAAACTGCGCGCCGATGGGTTTAAGATCCGCCGCATCGGACACGACCGAAAATTCTGCCGCGAATACTTCGTCGAAATGCAGAAGGAACGCTTTCCCATCAAGGATCAGCCGCAGCTGTTCACACGGAAATCCGAGGGTTTCCGCTACCTGGAGGCCAGCGCCAAGAAAGGAACGCTCTACTACATGCACGCTGAACCCTATGAGTACTGCGTGCAGAATGTCGCCGGAATTGAGAAGGCTGACGACATGGTCATGTATCAAAAAATCGAGCCAAACCTCCGCATCGACCTTTTTGATGCCTCGGTGTTCGCGGTTTGCGCTTATCTCGAAGATCTGACCGCCAGCAATAAGGCGGCAGGCTGGTATGACAAGAAAGACAAGGACGGTGATGCAGATTGAGAGTGAAACCGCAGCGCAGAGGCATGGACCCAGCGCTGCAAAAATGGATGATCGGCGCGATCGACGCTGATACGTTGGCCGTTCCAGGCTACACGCGCCTGATCGACAGCCCGGATGTGCTCGCCGCCATCGGCGGCCTCGCTGATATCATCTCGAACGCTACGATCCAGCTCATGCGGAACACCGATGACGGCGACGTCCGCGTTCGCAATCAGCTGGCGCGCTTCATGGACATTTCCCCGTGGCGGCACGGGACGCGCAAGGATCTGATCTCCTGGATCGTCTGGACGATGCTGACGACCTCGACCGGAAGTGCCTTCCTCCTGCCGCACACGGAGCGTGGCCTCCTGAGCGAGCTGGAGCCGATGCCAGGCGCGTATGCGCTGAGCGACGATAACGGCCTGACCTACTATGTCATGTGGCAGGGACGGCGATATGCGGCCGACAGCGTACTCCATTTCAAACGCTGGCCCGACCCGGCACAGCCCTGGCAGGGAATCGGCCTGCGGATCAGTCTCCGGGATGTGACCGCGAATCTCCGGCAGGCGGCCGCCACGAAAAAGGGCTTTATGTCCGACAAGTGGAAGCCGAGCGTGATCGTCAAGGTGGATGCGCTGGCCGATGAATTTGCCGATGAGGCGGGACGCAAGCGGCTGGTCGATCAGTATATGTCCGGCAGCTCCGCGGGCGAGCCGTGGGTGATCCCGGCAGAGCTGATGGAGGTGCAGCAGGTCAAGCCCCTGAGCTTGACGGATCTCGCCATCAAGGACAGCGTGGAACTGGACAAACGCGAGGTTGCTTCGCTGGTCGGTGTGACGCCGTACATGGTCGGCGTCGGCAGTTATTCCGATGCGGAGCACAACCACATGATCCGCACCACAGCAGTCACGATCTCCAACATCATCTGCCAGGAGCTGACGCGAAAACTGCTGATCTCCGAGGAGATGTATTTCCAGATGTCCACACGCCGGCTTTACAGCTACACGCTGCAGGAGCTGGCCAGCGTGGCCGACGATCAGTACATCCGCGGCCTGATGGACGGCAACGAGGCCCGTGATTGGCTCGGCCTCAGCCCGCGCAAGGGCCTGAACGAGCTGGTCATTCTCGAAAACTATATCCCCCGCGGTATGATCGGCAATCAGAAAAAACTAGAAGGAGGCGACGGCAATGCCGAATGAACGCCAGCAGCGGCAGGTGCGCTGCGTAGCCCAGCAGTTCCAGACGCGCTCGGCCAACGATGACTTGTTCATCGAAGGTTATTTCTCCGTCTTCAACAGCGAATACCCGCTTTGGGAAGGCGCGAGCGAGATCGTAAAGCCGGGCGCTTTTACCAATTCCGTCTCCGGAGATGTCCGGGCGCTCATCAACCACGATTCCAGTCTTGTGCTCGGCCGGACGAAGGCCGGCACGCTGACGCTGCGGCAGGATGAGCGGGGCCTCTGGGGCAGCATCAGAATCAATCGGGACGACGTTGACGCCATGAACCTCTACGCCCGCGTCCAGCGGGGTGACGTTGACCAGTGCTCGTTTGGATTTGACATCAAACGCGAAACCTTTGTGGATCTCGGCGACGGGAAATGCCGCTGGGAAATCGAAGAGGTCGATCCTCTCTACGAAGTGTCTGTCTGTACGTTTCCGGCCTACACGGAAACGTCCGTCAGCGCCCGCAAGCAGGATCTGGCCGAAATTGAAAAACGCCGCGCCGAGGCCTGGCGCAGCGACATGAAAAAAAAACTGGGAGGTACACAGTAAATGGCATTAAAAGTTTTGCTGCTGCGGAGCCGTCTTGCACCGCTGCAGACTGAGCTTCAGACGCTCGAAACCGCGCGCGATGGCTTCGCGGCCCGCGAAGCGGAGCTGGAGCATGACATCGCCGAGGCGCAGACCGATGAGGAGCGCAGCGTCGTTGAGGCCGCTGTGAATGCTTTTGAGCAGGAGCGCAGCGCGAACGCCGCGGACATCACCCGTGTGCAGGAACGGATCAACGAGATCAACGAAGAAATCCGCAGTCTGGAAGAAGCGCAGACGCCGCCCGCATCTGATCCCCCGGCGGCAGAGCCGACCGGAACCACCAACACCGAAAGGAGTAATCATTCCATGCCTATCAACAACCCGGAGCGCCGTTGGTTCGGCCTCACCTATCAGGAGCGCGACGCGCTGCTGACCCGCGACAGCACGAAGGAGTTCCTTCAGCGGGTCCGCCAGCTCCGTGCGCAGCAGAACAGCGTGACTGGCGCTGAGCTTGGCATCCCGACCGAGTTCATGCAGATCCTGCGCGATCTGACCTACCAGAACTCCAAACTGTGGCCGTATGTCCACAGTGAGGCCATCCGCGGGAAAGCTCGCCAGAATGTCGCCGGAACTGGCTGCGAGGCCGTCTGGTCTGAGATGCTTGCAAACATCAACGAAATTGTTATGGATTTTACTCAGCTGGAAATGGACGGCTACATGCTCGCCGGCTACATTGCCATCTCCAACGCGGTGCTTGAGGATGACTCGGATCTCCAGCTCCTGACCAGCATTCTCAACGCCATGGGCGAAGCAAACGCACGCGGGCTGGACAAAGCGATCGTTTACGGCACGGGCAAAAAAATGCCGGTCGGTTTTATCACCCGTCTTGCTGCTTCTGCGCAGCCTGAGTGGTGGAATAACGACCAGGGTGATTTTAAGGATCTGCATTCGAGCCATATCCTCAAACTGGATATTGACTCCACTTCCGGCGCGGCGTTCTTCGGCACGCTGATTGAGGCGCTCGGCATTGCTGACCCGAAGTATTCGGACGGCCGTGTGTTCTGGGTCATGAACCGGAAGACCCATATCCGGCTGATGGCAAAAGCCCTTGCATTTGACTCTGCTGCTGCGATCACTGCCGGCATCAATAACACCTTCCCGATCGTCGGAGGCGACATTATCGAACTGGACTTCATGGCCGACAACGACATCGCCGGAGGCTTCGGCAGTCTCATGCGCATGTCGGAGCGCGAAGGCGCATCCATTGCGTCGTCTGATATCCCGTTCTTCCTCCGCAATATGACGGTATACCGCTCCATTGGCCGCTATGACGGCAAGCCCGCACGCGGCGAGGCGTTCGTGCTTGTGAACTTCCACAACACCGCGCCCACGACCTCGATCTCCTTCGCGCCGAATCTCGCAAACGATCCGCTCGGCACTCTGATCGTGACGAGGGCGGCCGGTAGCGGCGCGTCCGGCGACAGCACCGTAACGGTGGCCGGCAACGGCTCCGGCACGCTGAAGTATCAGGTCGGCGGTCAGGCCGTGCCTGTGGCGAACGGCGAGACCATCGATAAGAGCTGGACGGATCTGCCCGCAAATAAGACCATCAAGAGCGCCACGACCGGCGCGACCATCACCGTCGTTGAGGTCAACGCGGACGGCAAGGCCGTGGCCGTTGGCTCCGGCAGCGTGACCGCCAAGGCGTAAGAGAGGGGGATGTGGAATGTCAGCAGACCTGCGTCTGACTTACATGAAGGTTGATCTTGGCATTTTGTCGTGCGCTGATCAACAGGAGCTTTATATGCGCGGTCTGCTGACCACAGCCGAATCCTTTGTCCGCCGGCGCGGTATCACGCTGGCGGACGACAGCGATGAGGATGACATGCTGGTCGGCTCCGTAGCCGCGTGGATGTATCGTGCCCGCGGCAACACTGAGCGGGCGGCACTCCCACGGAACCTTGACATCATGATCAAGGATCGGCTGTGCCACGAGAAAATGAGGGACAGCGGATGATCTACGACAAGATTTTGACAATCTATACGCTGCTCCCTGGCCGGTCTCCTGCCGTGCGCAAACTCAAGGCCGTCAGCCAGCACTTTTACTGCGAGCGCACGGTGTACGCCTCCCGGTTTTACGCCGGGAAGCAGGCCGGGCAGAAGCTCGTGCGCATGGTGTCCATGCCGCGCAGCGTATTCGACGCGCCGATCGAGGCTGACCAATACTGCACACTGGAGGACGGCCACGTCTATCGCATTGACCAGGCGCAGCGCGAACAGGACGCCGACGGCCTCGACATCAACACGTTAAGCCTTGCGGAACCGGAGGGGAAATATGAGCTATTCCAAAATTGAGAACGCGCTCAAGACCGTCCTGCCGGACGCGGTCTACAAGGTACAGGCCCCGGAGACGACAAACGACGGCGAGCAGCTGCTCCGCTATCTGGTCTGGACGCCGACCGGCGAGCGCTACGCCTACGCCAACGGCCGCCCCCTCCCGCCGACCCACCACGCCGACGCGACGC